AGACGAAGTGACGGCCTTTCCAAATGGAGTACACGACGACATGGTTGACTCGGTTTCGGGTGCGTTGCAAATGCTTTCTCAAAAAAATTTAACATGGGAGATATACTAAATTATGGGACAAGTTTCTTTACCCGCATGGGTCGAGCAGATACAGACGCAGGATAAACTGCGGGATACTGCCGAAGCTTACAAGAAGGTTCCGATGCTCTATAGAGCAATCAACCTCCGGGCCGATGCCATTTCGAGTGTTCCCTTTCGCGTTGAACGGAACGGGGAACCAAGCGAGTGGTATTTCAAAACGGATCTGTCCGAACTACTCCGCGAAACGGAGACTTCACTACTGCTTTCAGGAGCCGCGTTCTGGTTAAAGATCATGCGCGGGCGTGTACTCGTAGGCTTCAAAGTCATGAATCCGTTTACGATGACCGTCACGCTGGAGAACGAGGGATTAAACCCGGCCAACTTACTCGATTCGATGCGGTTTACGCAATCAATCAACGGCCAGACTTATGGACCTTGGACGAGCGAGCATGTAATCTACTTTCGTGAGAACTCCTATGATAGCGATGTTGGCCATGGCTTAGCACCCGCAGAGGTAGCTATGCAAGCGTGTCAGCAAGCTTATTACTTGGAGCGGTTCACGGGTGCATTCTTTGAGCACGGTGCTCAGCCGATCACCATCGTATCAGTACCTACGGATACTTCCGAGACTGAGCTTAAACGGTTCAGTAAGAACTGGATCGACAAGTTCACCGGAGTTGTTAACGCATTTCGGCCATCATTCATTCGTGGCGGTGACATTAAGACCACGGTGATTACTCCGCCCTTGAAGGATTTGATGCTCCCTGAACTGACTGAGCGTTCGATTACGGAAGTAGCCATGGCCCTCAATGTACCACGGACGATGTTAGAAGCGTCTGCCGCTAACTATGCGACCTCAATGAATGACCGTATGTCGTTCTACCAAGACACGATCATTCCCCGCTTATCCAAATACCGCCAAACGATTAACGATCAGCTAATGACTCCGCTCGGATATGAGCTGATCTTCCAGCCTGAGGCCTTGAGTATCTTGCAAGAAGACGAGGCGCAGAGAGCGGCCTCACTGAAGTTACTCACTGATGCTGGGGTTCCGCTTAATGATGGCATGATCATCCTTGGGTATGACTACGAAATTACTGCAACAAACGTGCCTACGTACATCGAGCCAATTCCCGTGGCCAAAATTGCTGAAGTTGCGCCCAAGCCTGTCGACGATACTCCACTTGAAACGAACGCAGGTGCTCCCGTACCTGATCAAGCGCAAACAAAAGACTACACACTGTGGAGACGCAAAGCAGAGAAACGGCTACTGGCCAACAAGTCACTTGACTTTGAATTTGCTAGTGCGGAGATCGACGCCGAGGACCTTGCGTGGATCCGCTACAACTTGACCGAGTGTAAATCGATTCACGACATTAAACACCTCTTCGACGAGGTAAAGACCGTTGGAGTCAACGATGCAGAGCGACCACTCTACAATTCGATTTACAGTTACTTACGCAAGAAAGGTAATGAGCTGTCCCTTATCCTCGCGGGTGGCCAACTCAACGAATTGCCCCCGGAGTTCTTCTTCGATATGCCTGATGCAATGGTCAGTTTCTTGGCCAGTCATATGCAAGACGTATTGCTTTCATTGCAAGACCGCTACACCGTCGATATTGATGATGCACTTGAGCAATCACTGATTAATAAGCAGATCGATGCTTACATGCCGAAGTTGATCAAAGGCCTTACTGACACTACGTCAACACTGGTTAAGACAGTAATTGACCGTGCGCGTGCGAACGGCGGCATGACTAACGATGAGATTATGGCTCAGTTGTTACCTGCATTCGGTAAGCGGCGCTCTGAGATGATCGCTATTACTGAGTATACGCGCTCGGCCAGCAATGCTACGTCAGTCTATCAGACTTATTTGGAAGACTACGGCATCAAAGCAACGCGTGTGTGGAACACTGAGAACGATGAAATCTCCCGCAAGTGTCCTATCTGCGCTCCGCTTAACGGTAAAACTGAAGACGTGTGGGCCGAAAAGTACCCCGCCGGTGCACCCGCTCACCCTCGTTGCCGATGCGACATCTCAATCAAGATCGGGAGGTAACTATGCAAGTAGAAGTAAAAATACCTGCACACCTAATCGCAGACATTCAAGCTGTATACAAAAATATCGCTGAACCGACACTCGTAGGATTGGCCACTCAGACACAGCATAAACTGATGTCGGAAAAGCCACCTCCTCCCGGTAAAGGTAGCGGAGAGTTCGTCTCCGATAAGCAACGAAAGTACGTCATGGCCGCTATCAGAGAGGGTCGCATCGAAGTACCCTACCGCCGTGGTATTAGTCCCGGTACTCAACGCATGAACCGATCGTTCAAATTGTTTAAGGCACCAAACACGGTGTACCTAACAAACTCCGCCAGCTATTGGCAGTTCGTAATCGGGGGAAAGCAAGCAACGATCCATCAAGGACGTTGGGGTACTGTTGACAAAGCGCAGGCAGAGATACTTAGATCGGGGCTACTGGAAAAGCTCGTGGCCAAAGCGTTACGCAAATACTTTAAGGAGAACTAACATGGCATGGAAATACACCTACACCGTTCCTGATGCGGTGGCAAAAAACGCACGCCGTGCCCTAGAGGTACGCGCAAGTAAACCCGAGAGTGAGCGCGGTATGACCCGAGTTGGCCTTGCCCGAGCAAACCAACTTGCCAACCAAGAACCCGTCAGTATAGACACACTACGCCGCATGATAGCCTACTTTGCACGACATGAAGTCGACAAACAGGGTTCCACATGGGATCAACAGGGTAAAGGGTGGCAAGCTTGGTACGGCTGGGGCGGAGACGAGGGTCGTGAATGGGCTGAATCAACAGTAAAGGAAGTAATTATGAACGAAAAGAAGAGTGAGTGGATAGGCGATCAACTCAGCCAGCATCAACTAGAGCTAGTACACACACTGCAGATGACTGCACGTGCGTACGGCAAGTTTGATAAAAGCGCTATGGCCAATGGGTCACACTACACACCAGCAGAAGCCAACCCCTTCAAAGCGGAAGGCATTGTCTGTGAGAACTGCGTGTTCTACCGAGATGGGCAGTGCGATGTTGTAGAGGGCGAGATTGAGGACGAGGCCATCTGTAAGCTGTGGGTAATTCCAGAAGCGGAGATCGGTAGTGAGTCTGAGGTAATGGCCGAATCAGAACCGGTGGAAGTCCCCGCGGAGGATGTCGCCGTCGAAGAGGTACCAATGGATAACGAGGAGATGAAAGTGGTGTTATCAACTGCAGAGCGTGAGGCAATGCCCGATGAAGACTTTGCAATACCCTCTAGCCGTAACTTCCCCATTGATAGCCCTACGGCCGTTCGCGATGCGGTATCCAGCTGGGGTCGGTATGAAGGCCCGGTAGCATTCGAAACGTTCAAGCGCAACTTGATTAAGATTGCGATGCGGAAAGGGCCAGAGTTCTACGATGCACTCCCCCAATCATGGCGTGATGAGCTAGCTGCCGCAACAAAAGACCTTGCTAGAGAACTGTTAAAACGCATACAGTAAAAATCCTTGACGCACTCGTTATAATATAATTAGGAGGTAGAAAATGGATAAAGTAATGGCCGACGGTGTAAAAGCTATCGGAGAGTACACTGTAAAGGGCACTGCGCTTGTTTACGGTGGCCGTGATCTCGTAGGAGACACGTTTACAAAAGAGACTGACCTCGGCGAAACACGCCCGTTTATCGGAATGCCGGTCTACTTTGATCATGCTGGTGGCAGATTAGAGTCGCAGATCGGCGAAGTGAAAGCGTGGATCCCCACAGACGAAGGGATCGATGTAGAAATCGAAATCTACAAGGCGCGTAAATACGCCCGCGACGTAATGAAACTCGTTAAGAGCGGTCACCTTGGTATGTCCACTGGTGCCCTATCCCACCTCGTTGTACGCAACGCAGGTGAACTGAAGCGCTGGATTGTAGGTGAGTTAAGCCTCACTGCGACACCGGCCGAACCTCGTACCATAGCGGACGTCAAGGCAGTAGGAGCGCAAGCTCTACTTAGTGACGACGAGACCGTTGGTAATATTGTGAGTATGTTGGAAAATCAAAATCAAAACAAACAGGAGAATAATCGAATGTCGATTAACAAAGATGAATTGAAGTCAGCCTTGCAGGAGATTGCAGGCGATCCCGTAGTTGGTGGTGGCGTTGTCACCGGTCAGGCCCCCGCTGTTGTGAAAAGCCTTGGTGGCGACCACACTGGTAAAGATTCCCAAATGGCTTGGTTGCGGACTGGTAAGCTCAACGATGGCGTCAAGGCCATCATGCAAGAAGACTCCGGTACTTGGGGTGTTTCGGTTGCCCGCGACCTTCAGGCCAATATCATTGCCAAGCGCGATGAGTTGTCGATCTTGAGCCAATTGCCCATCAATCGTATCACGACCGGAAAAGAATATGTGGACATCAACACCGAAAATGCCAAGGCCAGCTTTGGTTTCGTTGGCGAAGGTTCAGGGGCCAACGAGAGTGAGCCTACTGCCAGCCAAGTGTCGATCCGCTTGTACAAAGCTTCCTTGATGATGAAAATCTCGAACGAATTGCTCGAAGATACCAGCAACAACCTCGAAGCCTACTTGATGGATGCTATTGCTCGTGCTTATGCTGTCAACATCAACACCTATCTCTTGGGTGGGTCGGGTAGCGGCCAACCTCAGGGTGTCATTCCTCGCATCACCAACTCAGTCGCTTTGGCCTCGGTCAGCGGTTTGAGCGTCGATAACGTTAACAAGATCTTCTACGGCTTGCCCACTGCTTACCACGGTCCTCAAACCGGCTGGGCTATGAAGATGGCCACCCTTGGTGCTATCCGTGCCTTGCAAACGACCGGCTCGTTCGCTTTCCAAAACACGCCCGCTGGTAACAACGACGGTGTGGAGAAATTGTTGTATCGTCCTGTTGCCATCACCGATGCGGTGAGCGCTATGGCCGCCAACAACAAGTCGGTTATCTTCGGTAACTGGAGCTTCGCCCATTTTGTGGAGCACACCGGTGGCCTCAAGATCAGCCGCAACCCTTACCTTTACGAGAACACCGGCGAAACCGCGATCTTCGTAACGGCCCGCTGGGGTTCAGACGTTAGCCAAGCCGAAGCCTTCATTCGTGGTACCAACCCCGCTTCGTAACTTTAGGAGAAACTAAATGCAGGTAAGACTTAATACCGACATCGCGTATTATGTAAACAATGACCTGCGAACTGCTCAGATCGGAGAGGTTGTAACAGACTTCTCCGATGCTGAGGCAACTAGCATGGTTTTACGTGGTGTCGCCAGCTGGATCGATGAGGTACCCCTAGAGGAAACTCCAGCAGTACCCGTAAAACCAGCGCGCAAGAGAGGTGCTTAATGACCTATATTACCCTGAGCGGACTAAAGACCTACTTGGAGATTACAAGCGACAGTGATGACGCAATCCTCACGACCTTTATCGAAACCGCTCAATCTGAAGTTGAAAGCTACACCAAGCGAGTATTCGAAGCTCCGGCCGACACTACTCGTCATTTTACCCCGCTTAGTAACGCCAATGGCGGTGATTTACTGCGGGATGGCTACACTCTCTGCTTCGATACCGATCTGGTATCAATTACATCGATCGTAAACGGGGATGGAACCACGCTTCCATCTGGTTCGTATATCGCTTTACCGCTCAATCAACCGCAGAAGGAATCAGTCAAAATCAAAAACAACGTGCAGTACTTTTGGACATATGGGGACGAACCTGTAGGCTCCGTGGCCATCACTGGTCGCTGGGCATGGAGTATCACCCCTCCCGGACCTGTCGTTATGGCAACCTACATGCTCGCTCGATACTTCTACGATCGACGGAACGATAGTTCCTCAAATCGTGATGTACTCTCGAGTGATGGTGTAGTTATAGCCGCGGCAAAGATTCCCGGGGATATATTCAAGCTACTTGCACCGTATCAGAGGTTAGACTAAATGGCGTCACACTTACCAGAAATCGTTGCCGCTATCAAAGCACTCGTCATTACCTACAACGGTAAGACGATTGGTACACGAAGCGGAGAGACTATCAACAACACAGCAGAGCTCGCCGATCTACCTGTACGCATATTCAGTGCGATGGGTACGATGGGTGGCCAAGCTGTCCGCCGTACGTTTGGCTCGGGAGCGGTAATGAGTATGCGCTGGGAGATTGTTGACGTATTATTGGGCCAACGCTTAGATTTAAGCCGCGGCATCAAAGATCAATCAGCAGCCTTAATGCAATATGCCGCGGACTACACCGAAGCTATACGCCTTGTTTCAAATGGCCACTACTCACTGGATGACTTAACAGTTAGACCCGGTACGGTGGAATGGCCAAATGGGTCTGGGACCTACTTTTACGGAGTTGAATGTACCGTAACAGTTAAGGAAATCGTTCAATAAACTAAATTAGGAGTTACAAAATGGCTCAAACTACTGGTGCTATGACTGGGGCAACGGCCGCTGTCGAACTCAACGTAAACAACGCTGGGTTTGTCGACATTGCCGGCTCATCCTCGAGCATTGACGTTGTCGAAATGACGCGTTTGAATGGCTCAGCCTACACGTTGGATGGCGACTACGCCTTGCTGACGTTCGGACGCCAACCACCCACGGCCGTAACCGTAAATATTCTTTACACTGAGGTTGCTGGTGAGGCTTTCTTGAAAGCTGTGGCCGCCCTCAAAGCCAACCACTTGGCTCAAGTGAAGTGGAAACCCGCTGGTTCAAGCGGCGCCTCATTCACGACCGTATCTGGAGGCAAGATTTCTTCGGTATCATTGCCCGGTAACGATGCCTCAAGCGGAGATCCCTTGATGGTTTCGTTCGTAATTCAAGCTCCCGGAATTGAAACTTCAATCTCGTAAGCAAAAAAGGAGGAGCTACTAGATGGCCCAAACTACTGGCGCTATGACCGGTGCTACCGGTAAAATCGAAATTACTTTTGACGGTGGTTTCACGTGGAAAAACATCAGCGGGCAGACCTCATCGATTGACGTCGTTGAGTTTACCCGCGCGAATGGCTCAGCTTACACGTTTGCCGGTGACTATGCGTTGTTAACCTTTGGTAAACAACCACCTGTCTCAGTGACTGTCAATTGTCTCTACACGGAAGTTGTTGACGAAGCGCTCAAGCTTGTCATCGCTTCAATTAAGGCCAACACGGCTGCTCAGGTTCGCTGGCAACCCGTTGATGCCGCTGCTACTACCTACCTGCAGTACTTCACTGTGGCCGGTGGTAAGATTTCTTCGGTATCGTTACCGGGTAACGACTCATCGAGTGGCGACCCGCTCATGTTCTCGTTTGTCTTGATGGCACCCGGAGTGGATTACACGGCCGTGGTTCCTTAACATTTTTTGGTGTCGAGCCGGGGTGGCCTTCGAGTCACCCCACCCCAACTTAATAAAAAAAGAGAGGTTACAATGGCTAATACTAAACTTGAAATTAACATCGATCTTGACCAATTCATGGTGGAAGATTTAGAGATTCTTGATAAAGCGACGCGACGGGAGGCCACACTCACGCAAGAAATTGACGTGTTTGATCGTGTGGTTGTCGGAGGCGTACGCGGGAAATACAAGGCCAGCGAAATTCGTAAGATCCGCGATGCGGTATTGAACGCGTTAATCACTGCGTCTAACGACCCAAACTGACCAAGCGGCTGTACGCCTACTTCTGGACTGATGGGCCACAGCCGCCTGAGTACCGCTCCTACTACTGGTGCATGAAAATGCAGTGCCGTCCAG